CTTTCAAAGTTACTGGTGATTATGGATCTATCGTTGGCGTAAATACTTTCTTAGCAGGAACACCTGGAATTGGCACAACTTCTCCAAAGTTGGAATTTGTTTTGCAATCGGAAACTTATGATAACAGTACCTTAGGTATTGGTTATTCTTCACTTAATAGTTTTGGAATAAGTTATTCACAACTTACAAAAGGTGATTATTTCGTAATATCAAATAGTAATGTACAAACTGATGGCAACCTAGTTGCCATATCAACATTCTTAGGTGGAATGTCAAATTATCCAAATTCTATTGTTGGAATAGCAACATCATTCATAGATGGTGTATACGTTGTTGAAGATGTTACTTCACCATCTTTGGGAATAGTTACCGTAACCTGTCATTTTGCACCTGATTATGATAATGCTGTTTCCGTTTCTGGTAGAGGAGAATATGATGATATCAATTTAGTGTTCTCGGGAATTAATACCAATGGTTTCTATGGAAGATATAGTTGGTCAAAACTTTATGATTTCCAAAATAGATCATTAAGTCTCCAGGGTGGCAAATCATTTGAAACTTATACTGAAAATGGATTGACTGGATTATCCACGGCACCCAAATTAATTAGAACAAAACCAGTTACTGGTCAATAGTAACTAAATAAAGAAAAGTACAAACTAAAATGCCTGCTATTATATCAGACCAATTCAGAATATTGAACGCTGAAAATTTTGTTAAAAGTGTTTCTGGTGTTGGAGATACTAGTAACAAATATTATACTTTTATAGGATTGCCAAATCCAAATTCTCCGGAAGCTGGTGGATCTACAACATGGTCTACCAATGTACCCTCTCCTCTAGATGGTTTTCAGGAAGAAAGCCAGATAAAAGAGAGTATAATTGCTATGAAACAAATTACTAATCAAGATGTTAGAAGATTGGTAAGAAAAGTCGAATGGGTTGCTGGTAATACATATGAAATGTATAGACATGATTATAATATATACAACCCAACTCCTGTTACAGGACAATCAAGTCTATATGAAGCAAATTATTATATTGTGAATGAAGACTTGAGAGTTTATGTTTGTTTGCAGAATGGAACTGACCCAGAAAATCCAAAAGGTAGACCATCTTACGACCAACCAACATTTATTGACCTTGAACCAAGAACTGCAGGTACTTCTGGTGATGGATATGTTTGGAAATATCTGTACACTATTAAACCTTTTGAAATTGTAAAATTCGATTCTATTGAATATATTCCAGTTCCGGATGATTGGGGCAATACTGGTGAATCAATATCGACCAAGAATAACGCTATTGATGGTAAAGTAGAAGTAGTTTTAATATCAAATAGGGGATCAAATTATCAACCAATATCTACTTCATTTTCCAACGTTCCTATCTTGGGTGACGGTACTGGTGGTAAAGCAACAATTACTATCGACTCTTTTGGAAAGGTTTCGGAAGTATTTGTAACAGAAGGTGGTACTGGATATACAAATGGCACCATAGAATTTTTCCCAGGAGCTCCTGGAACTGAAATAAACGGTCCATTAAGTAAGTTGAGTAATACTGGAATAGGTACTACATCAAAAGCATCTTTCAACGTTATCATACCCCCAAAAGGTGGTCATGGAAAAGATGTTTATAGAGAATTAGGTGCCTATAGAGTTCTACTTTATTCTAGATATGAAACTTTAGAATCTAATCCCGATATTATTATTGGTAATGATTTTGCTAGAGTTGGTGTAATTCGAAATCCAACAGTTCTTGGTAGTGACACAGAATTGTTAAATGTTTCTCTAGTTAGTGGTTTAAAATCATTGAAGTTGGGTGGAATTACAACAACTACCACATATGCAGTTGATTCTGTTATTAAACAAACTGTAGGATTGGGATCTACAGCTATTGGATATGTTGCTTCCTGGGATCAAGTTACTGGGGTTTTAAAATATTATCAATCAACTGGTCTTGCTTCCAGTGAATCCGGATACAAAATTATTCCATTTACATCCAACCCTGATACTGGATACGGTACGACAATTAATGGAAGTTCAATCATAGGTCCAGCTTTATCAATACAAACAACGTTTAATGGCATAACTACTACAATAAATAATAGAATATATCAATTGGGGAATGAGTTTGTCTCTGGTATATCTTCGGCAGAATATAATACCAAGTCCGGAGATATCGTATACATAGACAATAGGGCCCCTATCCCCAGATCTTCAAACCAAAAAGAAGATATTAAAATCATACTGGAGTTTTAAGATAAAATGGCACAAAATACCAATCTAAACACGTCTCCATATTTTGATGATTTTGATTCAACAAAAAATTATAAAAGGGTATTATTCAAGCCAGGTGCTCCTATTCAGGCTAGAGAACTTACAACGTTACAGTCTATTCTCCAGGACCAAATAGAAAAATTTGGAAAAACTTCTTTCAAAGAAGGATCTGTTGTTATTCCAGGTAATGTTGCTTATGAATCAGAGTATACTTGCGTTCAAATAGATCCTACACACTTAGGAGTAGATGTATCTTTATATCTAAGTAGTTTTGTTGGTAAACTGATAAAGGGTGCTACCAGCGGAGTTACCGCTAAAGTAGAAAATTATATAACCAATTTAGAGTCAGAAAATAATAATTTTACACTATATGTAAAGTATCTAAGTTCTGGGGAAGAAGATTTTGCATCCACAACTTTTATTGATGGCGAGGATTTAATATCCTTACAAACAGTAAATTATGGTGCATCTAGTATTAAAGTAGATACTACATTTGCAACTTGTATAATTTCCGATTCGATTGCAACTGGTTCAGCTGCAAAAATTGAAAATGGAGTATATTTCCTTAGAGGATTCTTTGTAGAAGTTTTTTCTCAGACGATTGTACTTGATCAATATAGTAATCTTCCATCATATAGAATTGGATTGACATTAGAAGAAGAAGTTGTTGTTGCTTCGTCGCAAAATCGTGACTTATATGATAATGCCAGAGGATTCTCTAATTTTGCTGCTCCAGGTGCTGATAGATTAAAAATCACAGCAGTTTTATCTAAAAAATCATTAGATGATTTTAATGATGAAAATTTTGTAGAATTGATGAGAGTTGAAAATGGTATACTTCAAAAGTTTACCAAAAAAGTAGAATTAGATAAGTTAATAACTGATGTTTTAGCAAGAAGAACTTATGATGAGTCTGGGGATTACTATGTAACTCCATTTAGAGTAACAGCAAAAGAAAGTTTGATTAATGGAATTGGTAATGATGGAGTGTATAATTTTAATACCTTAACAAAACAAGGAAATGTTCCTAGTGAAGATTTATTGACCCTTCAAGTATCTCCTGGAAAAGCTTATATTAAAGGATACGAAATAGAGACTATAAACACTATAAATCTAGACTTAGATAAACCAAGAACAACAAAAAATGTAGAAGGAACTTCATTAACTGTTAATGTTGGAAATCAATTAGAACTTAACAATGTATATGGAACTACTACGGTTGGGTTCGGAACAACAAGTCAGGTTAAACTATTCTCGGAAAGAACATCATCTCAAGGTTCATCTTCTGGTATTGAAATAGGTTTAGCCAGAGTATATGATTTAAAGTTGAAAAATAGTGCTTATTCTAACGAGTCATCTGTATTTGAAACCGTTTTGTATGATATACAGACATATACATATTTGAACTTAAATACAACAACAACTTTATCAAAATCTGGTTTTGTTGAAGGTAATAATAGTGGGGCTTCTGGATTTATAGTCCAGGATGTTACTAATAGTAATCAGGTAATACTATATCAAGTTAATGGAAAATTTCTTCAAAATGAATCTATCAAAGTTAATGGATCTGATGTATCAAGAACTATAATTTCTTCAAGGGATTATTCTATTGCGGATACAAGGCAATTAACATCAATAGACGAAACCACGTTTACTGCAGACACTGTTTTAAATCAGGCTATTTTCCTTGCTCCATTAAGTTCCGGATTCAATATAACACCTGGTAGTGCTGGTGTGAGTACAATAACAACTTCGAACAAAAATTTTGGAGTTGGAATTTCTACTGGGGACATAATTACATATACAAAACCTGGAGATATTTTACCAACCTATAATAAGGTAAAAACTGTAAATCAGTCATTAAAGTCTGTTGAAATTGAAGCAACAACAAATATTTCTAATGTTTCTCTAGGATCTCTACCAACATCAACTGTAGAATCAAATGAGGTATTTAAGGTTGTTCCAGAAATACTAAACTCTAAAGAAGCATACTTGTATGAGAGGTTAGAACATAACAATGTTGCTTCGGTTGATTTAACAACGGGTTCTTTGGTTTTCAGAAAATCATATGCAGTAACTGTTTCTTCAAATAGTGTTACTGCGACTCTTGAAACTGATAGTTCAATAACTGCAGAACCATTCGATGAAGAGGATTATACTTTAATATATGACAATGGAGTTATTGAACCTCTTCAGAATTCACAATTCTCCATTTCTGGCGGAAGAACTGTTACTCTTGTTGATTTGTCAGTTTCCAGTGGAAATGCTACTTTAATTGCAACTCTGAGAAAACAGAATATAACTCCAAGGAAAAAAATACATAAGAGATGTGGAGTTCTGGATATTGTTAGATCTTCAAATTCATCATCTGGTGTTGGAAATACAACACTTAATGATGGATTAACATATAGTGAAATATATGGAACTAGAGTTCAAGATGACAAAATTTCTTTACAAAGACCTGATGTTACCGAGGTCTTAGGTATTTTTGAATCTACAGATGAAAATGAACCAGATCTTTACAAGTTACAGTTCCTCAATTTAAATTCTAATATATTAAATTCTATTGTTGGTGAAGTAATCTATGGAGAAACAAGTAATGCCAGAGCACTACTTGTTTCCACTAATGGAACAAACCAGGTAGATATTGTATATGTAAATGAAAATACTTTTACACTAGATGAAAAGGTAACATTTTTAGAATCAAATATTACTGCAAATGTTTCTCTTATTATTGAAGGAGATAGAAACATAGTAGATGATTTTGTTATAAATTCTGGTCAAGAACTTGATATTGTAAATTATAGTTATATAGAAAGAAAAGACGGTATTACTCCTCCTGCTAAAAAATTAAAAATAGTATACAATTATTACTACATTGATCCTGCAGATGAAGGACAATTAACGGTTGTAAATTCCTATGATACCAATAGATTTTCCAACAGGGTAATTTCTTTGGACTTAGGTACTTTAACTTCCGATATAATCGATCTCAGACCTAGAGTTTTACCTTACGATCCAGCTACAAGTGTTTATTCTCCATTCGAATTTAATGCCAGATCGTTTAATTTTACTAGTAATTCATCGTCATTCATTTTAGCAAAAGATAAACCAGTCAATATATCTTATGATTATTATCTCGGCCGTATAGACAAACTTTATCTAACTAAGACTGGTGACTTTGTTATTAGCAAAGGAATTCCAGATGATATACCATCATTCCCAGATCCTGTTGATGCATCTTTAGAAGTTTGCACAATTTTCCTTCCACCATATGTGTTTGATTCTTCTGATGTTGAAGTAAGACTTGCGATACATAAAAGGTATCGTATGCAAGATATTACAAGAATAGAAGATAGATTAAAAAATGTTGAATATTATACATCATTAAGTCTTCTTGAAAGTGAAACTAAAAATCTAACTATTAGAGACGCTGGAACTGGACTGGATAGATTTAAATCTGGATTCTTAGTAGATAACTTCAAATCTAATTCTTCTGGATTCTTAGGTGATATTGCACACAAATGTAGTATTGACACTAAAGAAGGCGTTGTAAGACCACAACACTACACTACATCCATCGACTTATTACTTGGATCTGAAGCTGTTGTTGGAGTTTCGAATGTATCTGATCCAACTGCAGATTATAGATTTGTAAAAGATCTTGGAACACCAAATACTGTCAAAGTTGGTGATGTTGTTTGCTTAAAATATTCTGATGTCCAATGGTTACAAAATAAATTTGCAACCAGAATTGAAAATGTCAATCCGTTTGCTGTTGTAAACTGGATTGGTCAGATAGAATTAAATCCAGCTACAGATACTTGGGTAGAAACAAGAAAAACAAAGAGAACTTCTGATATAGAGGGAAATTATAATCAAACTATTAGAGCTCTATCTATTGATACAAATACCGGTCTATCTCCTATTGATTGGGGATCATGGGAAACCAGTTGGGTTGGTGTTCAGGAGACTAATAGAGTAAATATGGGTTCTATTCACGTTGGAAGCCAAAGAATTTCGAGCAGTGAGAGTCGGGGAGGTTTCCAACACGGAAGAGGAATTCCAATTACGACAAGAACAACATTTAGAGATCAGTTTACTAATTTCCAAAATGTTACTACTCTTACTACAGAGAATCAAAGTAGAACTGGCATACAATATAAAGTAGGTGAAAGATTTGAAACTACAAATCTGGGTGATAGAGTTGTTTCTACTGATGTTGTCCATACAATGCGTTCTAGAAATGTAGAATTTGTGGCAAGAAGATTGAAACCAAAAACCAGACTATTTGCATTCTTTGATAACGTAGACATCAACAAGTACATCGTTCCAAAATTAGTTGAAGTCCAAATGAAGAGTGGTACCTTCATTCAAGGCGAAACTGTCAATGGAACTTACGGAAATACTTCAGTGAGATTTAGATTAGCGGCACAAAATCACAAGTATGGACCTTACAATTCTCCAACTCAAACCTTTGTGGAAAATCCATATAATGTTAATGAGAATCTACCATCTTCATATTCAAGTACTTCCACTATACTTAATGTAGACACTGCTAGTTTAGAGTTACAATCTGCTTCTGGTTTCTTTGGATATATTGTTACTAAAATGCAATTGAAGGGCGAGACCAGCGGTGCAGTTGCAGAGGTTTCCAATCTCAGAATGATTACAGATTCTTCTGGTACACTTATAGGATCATTCTTTATTCCAGATCCATCGTTAGCTTCAACTCCTTCTTTTGAAACCGGCACAAAAACCTTTACACTAACTACCAGTTCATCAAATACAACTATATCTGGAGCAACTGATAGTAGCGCAGACGCTAGATATATTGCTTCTGGAACCCTAAACAATACAGAAGAAGTAACAC